CTGCTGGACAAGTTCAGCCGATCGGACAGCACCGGCAAGATCGCCAAAATCGTAGAGTTGATGGCGAAGCAGAACGACATCCTGATGGATGCCGAGTACCAGGAGTGCAACGACGGCTCCAAGCACAAGACCACCATGCGTTCTGGCATTCCTGAGCCGACCTGGCGCCTGTTCAACAAGGGCGTTCAGCCGTCCAAGTCCACCACTGTCCCGGTGCTTGACACCACCGGCATGATGGAAGACTACGGCCTCGTCGATAAGGCGCTGGCTGACCTGAGCGGCAATGCCGACGCCTTCCGTGTATCCGAGAACATCGCCAAGCTGCAGGGCTTCAACAACAAAGCCGCGCGCTACATGTTTTACGGCAACACCGCCACCGAGCCGGAAGCGTTCCTTGGCCTGGCTCCGCGCTACAACGACAAATCGGCCGAGTCCGGCGCCAATATCGTCGACGCCGGCGGCACTGGCTCGACCAACACCTCGATCTGGTTCGTGACCTGGGGTGAGATGACCACCCACCTGCTGTACCCGAAGGGCAGTGTGGCGGGCTTCCAGCATCGCAACCTGGGCGAAGACACCGTCAAGGATGCGAACGGTGGCGAGTTCCAGGCCTACCGTGACCACTTCAAGTGGGATGTGGGCATGTCGGTACGTGACTGGCGTGCAAACGCTCGCATCGCGAACATTGATGTGTCCACCCTGACCGCTGACGGTGCCACTGGCGCCAAGATCATCGAAGCAATGATCAAGGCCTACTACCAGCTGGAAAACCCGATGCAGGGTGAAGGCCGCACGGTCATCTACGCCAACCGCACCATTCAGACCTTCCTGCACCTGCAGGCGATGAACTCCAAGAACGTGAACCTGACCATCGGCGAATACGCCGGCAAGAAGATTCCCGAGTTCCTGGGCATCCCGATCAAGCGCGTCGACGCGCTGCTCAACACCGAAGCCCGCGTGGTTTAAGGAGACTCCTCATGCTTTTCGACGCAAAACTGCTGATGTCGAGCAACCAGGCCATTACGGCTACCGCTGCCTCGACCGACGTCATCGACCGTGGCGACTCCAAGGATGTTGGCAAGGCCGGAGACGTGCCAATCGTCGTCCAGGTGACCGAGGCGTTCAACAACCTCACCAGCCTGGCCATCGCCATCCAGACTGACAGCGATTCGGCCTTTGGCACTGCTGTCACGCTGGCTACCGTCACCGTGCCGCTGGCCGATCTGAAGGCTGGTTACCAGTTGCCAGTCATCACCCTGCCGCAGGGCTGCAAGCGCTACCTGCGCCTGAACTACACCGTGACCGGCGCCACCGCGCCGACCACTGGCAAGGTGACGGCCGGCATCGTAGCGGGAGTGCAGACCAATGGCTAAGCACTACGAAGTGCTTGAGCGCGCCTTCATCAACGGAAAGTTGTGCGAGCCGGGCGATGTCGTAGTACTCGAGATCGACAGCCCCGGCAGCCACCTGAAAGAGGTAAAGGCCGAAGCCAGGCAGGAAAAGGCAAAGCCCGGCCCAAGGCCTGCCGCCAAGCCTGAAGAAAAACCGGAAGACAACCTTCCGGACGCGTAACACCAAGGGGCCTTCGGGCCCCTACTCATTTCCGGAGATCGCATGGCCAGTGTCGTCCAAATCTGCAACATGGCGCTCACCCGCATCGGGCAGAACCAGTTCATCGACTCGATCGACGAGCAGAGCAAAGCGGCCGAGCTGTGCGCGCTCCATTACGAACTGTGCCGGGATGAAGTGCTGCAGGCCTTCCCTTGGCCGTTTGCCGAGGCGCGTGTCTCGCTGGCAGACATCGGCTCGCCTCCCCAGAACTGGGCCTATCGGTATCGCTACCCTACAGACTGCCTGCAGATCCGGCGCATCACGGTGCCTGGCATGGTCATGCCGCGGGCAGACGATCGCATTCCGTACCAAGTCGTCAACGCCTCTGGCGGTCGCGCCATCGTGACCAATCAGGAGCAGGCCGAGATCGCCTATACCGCGCGGGTCGAGGACACGACCTACTTCTCGCCCATGTTCACCAATGCGCTCGCGTGGCGGCTCGCTGCGGAGCTTGCAATGGGGCTGCAGGCCAAGCCAGAGAACTACCAGGCAGCCATGCAGAACTACCAGATCACCATGAGTCAGGCTCAGGCGCTTGCCTTCGAAGAAGTCGAGGATGGCCCGGCCCCTGAGTCAGAGTTCATACAGGCGCGCAACTAATGGGTACATCCACCATTCAGCCGTCGTTCGCGGCCGGTGAGCTTGCGCCTTCACTGTATGCGCGCGTCGACCTCGCCCGTTACCAGACCGGTCTGCGCCTGTGCTCGAACTTCTTCGTCATGCCCTATGGCGGCGTCAAGAATCGCCCCGGCACCGTGTTCATCAACGAGACCAAAGGCAGCGGCGTGGCCCGCCTGATCCCGTTTCAGTTCAACGATGAGCAAACCTACGTCCTTGAGTTCGGCAGCCTGTACATGCGCGTCTACAAGGACGGAGGCGTGGTCGAGTCGAGCCCTGGCGTGCCGTATGAAATCGCAACGCCGTTCACCGCTGCGCAGCTGTTCGAGCTGAACTACACGCAGTCGGCTGACATCATGACCATCGTGCATCCATCGCACGCGCCCCGGCAGTTGTCTCGTCTGGGGCACGACAACTGGACGTTGGCGACAATCAGCTTCGTCCCGAGCATTGCCGCGCCAACCGGGCTGTCTGGCTCAGCTCGCTCCGGCGGGTCTGGAGATACCACTTCATATCGATACGTAGTCACCGCAGTGGCTGACAGTGAGGTTCCGGAAGAAAGCCTGCCGTCTGCATCGGTCACGGTCGCAAGCTGGGATAGCAAAGCCGGAGCGACCTTGAGTTGGGACGCCGTCGCTGGCTCGGACTATTACAACGTTTACAAGGACAGCAACAGCTCAGGAATCTTCGGCTTCATTGGCAAGGCTGACGGGCTGACCTTCAACGATATCAATATTGCGCCGGTTAAGACCGACACGCCGCCGACGGGAAACAATCCGTTCGTGGGTGCTGGAAACTATCCGGGCGCGGTGGGCTACTACCAGCAGCGCCTGTGCTTTGCTGGGTCCGATCTGGCGCCGCAAACCTTCTGGATGAGCAAGACTGGCAACTTCAAGAACTTTGGCTATGCCACGCCGGTAAAGGATGACGATTCGATCACCTTCACCATTGCCTCGCGCCAGGTTCACCGGTTCCGCCACATCCTGCCGTTGCGGCAGCTGCTTGGCCTGACGTCGGGCGGCGAGTGGGTCATCTCGGGCGGCGAGAACGGTATCACGCCGAAGACCGTCAAGACCGAGATCCAGAGCTACAACGGCGTATCGAAGATTCCACCGATCGTCATCAACGACTCGGCCATCTACGTTCAGCAGCGCAACAACGCGGTTTCCTCGCTGGCGTATACCTTCGAAGCTGACGGCTTTGCAGGCGACGACCTGACCAAGTTCTCGCCGCACTTCTTCCGCGGGCACGCGCTGACCGACTGGACCTATCAGCAGATCCCGGACCGCCTTGTGTGGGCTGCGCGTGACGATGGAGCCCTGCTGGGCATGACGTTCCTGCCGGAAGAGCAATTGCTCGCCTGGCATCAGCACCACACGGACGGCTTCGTCGAATCGGTGTGCAGCATCGCCGAGGGCCAGATGGACGCGCTCTATCTCCTCGTGCGACGCACCATCAACGGCGTAACGAAGCGTTATGTCGAGCGCATGGCTGCGCGTGACATCGAGGACGCTGAAGACGCGTTCTTTGTCGACTGCGGGCTGACCTACGACGGTCGCAACAAGGACGCAACGGCAACCATGGCGCTCAGCGGCGGTACCGACTGGAAGTTTCCGCAGACGGTGACTGTCACTGCAGCAGGTCACGCACCGTTCAGCGCTGGCAGCGTCGGTCGTATCTATCGCCTGCGCGCCGGCGCCGAGATGGTCAGGGTCGAAGTCACGGCCTACACCTCGTCGACCGTGGTTACCGCCAAGCTGCTGGAGATCTGCCCGGAAAGCCTGCGCGGCGTTGCCGTGAGCGATTGGGCTCTGATGGCCGAGACGATCTCTGGCCTTGGCCACCTCGAGGGGAAAACGGTCTCCGTTCTCACCGATGGCGACGTTCACCCGCAGCGCGTCGTATCGGGTGGTTCCATCAGCCTGCAGCACGCGTCGGCCGTAGTGCACGCAGGGCTGCCGTATGTGGCTGAGATGGAGACGCTCGAAATCGATTGGGCAGACAAGTCGTCG